TCAGCCCAGCGTTTTGCGGTAAAACACTACTCGCTCCGTTTCGGCAAAGCCCAGCGCCGCATGCAGGCGCTGGGAGTCCAGATTGGCGATATCGGTATCCGACGCCAGCTCGCTGCACCCCTGTTGCTTCGCCCACTCCTGCACCTGCGCGATCAGGCGCGCGGCCCAGCCCTGGCGGCGGGCGCGTTCGGCGGTATAAATTCCTTCCAAAAACGCCACCGGCGACGATTCGCAGCCGTTGACGTAATCGTAGCGCAGCGCGACCTCGGCAAAGGCAACGAAAGCGCCGTCCAGCCCCCGCGCCATAAACGCGGTGTGGTGCGGCGAAGCCAATATCTCGCGCATTTCCGCGCGGTGATCTTCAGGCGAGCCGGAGGGCCACAGCGCGGTGCGCAGCGCCAGCCAGGCGTCGAGGTTGTCGTGGTCGCAGATGACGATCATGCGGGATCCTTATGGGTCGGAATAAACGAGAATGCCGAGAGAGAAGTGTGGCACGCAGGCGGGAAACAAAAAAACCACCCCGGACAGGATGGCTTGTAAGGCTGTGAAAACAGCAAAAATTTGGTGGCCCCTGTTGGGTTTGAACCAACGACCAAGCGATTATGAGAACCATTCTGGCCAACCGAAAAACAATAACTTATTTAAATAACAATGAGTTAAAAAATAAATATAGGGCAATATAGGGCAATAAACCTAACTTCATGCGACACTTTTGCGACATTTTGTAAGAGGGTTCAGCCTTACGGCATCTTCAAAATGATCGGGGGCAAAATGGGCGTATCGCATTGTCATTTTTATGTCTGTATGACCGAGTATTCTTTGCAAAACGAGAATGTTTCCACCGTTCATCATGAAATGGCTCGCGAAGGTATGCCGCAAAACATGGGTCATTTGACCGTCTGGCAATACAATGCCAGCCCGTTCAATCGCTGAGCGAAAAGCGTAATAGCAAGGGGTAAACAGAGGGCCATTTCGTTTAGGTAGTTCGTCAGCAAGCACAGGGTCAATCGGTATTGTGCGATTTTTCTTTCCTTTGGTTTTAACAAAGGTGATTTTACTTCCCGATATCTGGGAGCTTTTCAAGCTTTCAGCCTCACTCCATCTTGCTCCTGTCACTAAACAGAGCTTGGCAACCATTTCCAGATCCTTAGCTGAGCTTTTGCGACATTCATGCAGAAGCAAGCCGATCTGCTCATCTGTAAGATAGGCCATCTCGCTCTCGTCAACGCGAAATTGGCGGACGTTTTCAAGTGGATTTGGTTGTATCCATTCACCTAATCTTCGAAGTTCGTTAAACACTGCGAGAAAATACGCAAGTTCAAGGTTTAAGGTGCGGGGGGACACTTTTGCTATTCGTTTTGTTCGAGCAAAATGGCCGCCTAAGCGTTTAGCTCGATAGGCTGTAAAAAGTTGCGCATTAAATTCTGTGGCAAGAGGGAAGCCCATACACTCGGCAGCCCACAGCATAGCACTTCTACGCTTTTCACCATCATTCAAGGTGATGCCATGGCGGCTAAACCACAGCTCGATCAATTCGGTCAGACGACGTTTTTCTTTTCCTTCCCCGAGCCAAGGGGCTGATTCAATTTGCTCGAGTGTGTAATTTTCAAACGCAAGTGCTTCGCCCTTAGTGGCGAACTTTTTACGAACCCGCTTACCCTCATTACCGTTACTGCGATCAACGGTGTAGAAGTCTGCTATCCAACGACCGTCGGGCAATTTCCTTACTGGCATTGTTTATTCCACCGTCAGCACAATACGTCCAAGTACAGTGATGTCATCAATAGCGCAGTCAAAAGCTGCCCCATGACCACTAACACGCACTTTTTTAACAGGTATGCGAGTTAGTGTGCGTATGCCTACTTTTCCCTCTATTTCTACTAGCCATAAACCGTCGTGAACCTCGTCGTATTGCTCATCAACGATGTGCTGAGTGCTGCCGCTGATTAAGCATATAGGGGAGGTAGGGAGATTGTTTGGATCAAGGAATATCCCTTTGTCGAATAGAACGCTATCAGTGTCATGGAGTTGGCCGTTAATTAGTTTTTTTCTAATTAGATTTAGTGTGTCCGGTTTGACATCCCGAAGGCTAACCCCTTGCCCTGTTACCAACCATTCAATGCTGGTTCCTGTTTCCAACGCGCATTGCAAGACAATATCCGCTGGAAAAACATCACGTTTATACCGAGCTGACAGGCTGCTGGCGGCAATGCCTAAGTGTTCAGCAAGCTGCATTTTCATGCTGAAACCATAGGCGGCCACGACTCTATCAAGAGTTTCTGAAGTTGATTTAGGGAAAGTGAAATTTAGGTGTTTGCTCATATCTGAAGTTGACACTTAGAATTTATCTAAGTAATCTCCGTGTTGTTTTGAATTAGACTCATATTGCCGGATATTGCCGTATCTGGCGCTAATCAAGGAAGTTTGCCTTATGCGACCTAACATTACAATTGTCATCCCTGAACCCTACCTCCCGCTAGATGAGTATTGCCGCCGTACCCGAACTAACAAAGAAACAGCTAAGAATTTGATTGAATACGGAAAATTGCCTATCAAGCCAAAGGGCAAGCAGAAGAAGGGGCTCATTGAAGTGAACATGGCAGCCCTGACAGTGCAGGCCCTGAGTGAATGTAGCGTTTCTCTTCAGGCTTAATCTATTTTATCGATTAGAGTAGATCTAAACATGTTTGATTACGCTGTTTCTAAACATCCGCACTTCGATGAAGCCTGCCGACAGTTTCCAGCTCGCCACAATGTGACGGCGCTTGCTAAACAGCTCGGCATGAACGCCCAGACGCTGCGCAACAAATTGAGTCCGGGCCAGCCGCATCAGCTCACTTGTGCTGAACTGCTGGCGATCACTGACGCTACAGAGGATTCCAGCCTGATTGATGCCTTGCTGGCACAAATCAACTGCATGCCGTCCGTGCCTGTCAATGAGGCTTGCGCCGGGAATATTCCAACGTATGCACTGCAGGCTACGGCCGCAGTTGGCAGCGTCGCCGCCGCCGCCGTGCAGGGCGACCACAAAACGCCGGTACGCAAAAGCGCACTGCTTGAAAGCGTCAACACGGCGATCCGCCATTTGTCGCTGATCGGCTTGACCGTTCAGAACCGCATCCAATCCACCCCGGCTCTGGCCTCCACCGTTGACGTGATCAGCGGATTGAGCGCTGTTGCTGGTTTAAGCTGAGGTGATCACCGTGGTTATTTCTATCGCTCCACTGCTGAAACAACAAAGCCCATCGCGGCATTTTGAACACGGTTTCATTGAACTGCCGGGCGGCAAGCGCTGGCGCCCACGTCACGATCAGGCGGCCTTACTGCGTGGCCTGTCAACGGTTAAGCCAGTTTCACCGCTGCGCCGTTTTTTCTGCCGTTAATTGGGGCTGTCATGTTGTTGGCTACTGAAACACAAAAAGCGATCGGCATTAAGCGCATTTCACAGATTAAGCGTGAGCTGTTCCCTCATAAGCAGAATCAGGCGCAAGAGGCTTTTGATAAGTCGCCGGAACATATCCGCAGAACTGTTTGTTTTCATGCCGGGCTGAAAGAGCGGCATATAAAAATGAAGTTTGCAGAAATGAGTTATTCAGAGCGTAAACAAATCGTGTGGGCGCTGAATGACCTGATTGATTTATCAAAAACCTTACCGCGATTTATCAGTGATGATGATTGCGAATTAAACGTTAATTAACCGCATTGCGTAATTCTGGCGTTAACCCGCCGGGCATCGCTTTGTCTGAAATAAGGATTAAATATGTCGAATGTCATTTTTATGGGTTTAGACCCGGCAAAGCAAGGTAGCGATATTTCACAGGTGGCTGTGTTGCTTGACCACGCCCGCCTTGATGAGCGTAAGAATCAAGCCGATCTCGCCGCTGCTCGTCTGGTGCGTTTGGCTGCACATATCTCTAAGAACGGTTTAACGGCTATTGAAGCTGTTGAGTTGCTCCGCCAAGAGGCTGAAGCCATCGAGCATCAAGCGCAGGAGCTGCACTAATGACTAACGTCGTTGAAGTTAATGGCACTTTCGCCATTATTAAAGTTGAAGCGCGAGACTCTAGCGCGGAAGCTTTAATTTTGGCTGACGTAAAAACCGATAAGGAAACTAAAAAGAAATATTACCCAACAAGAGCGGTTTACTCTAATGAGTTAAAGCTAATTTCTGACCTCATTAATTTATCAGTTAATCGAGGTGTTTTTCTTCAGTCGATTAACAGCATTAGCGATGTCATTAAGGAATCGCACCGCCTCGCGGAATTAGGGCGACAGGCTCTAATTCAACTGAACAAAAAATCGGAGTTGCACTAATGGCCGATTTGATGGACTACGAACAGGAGCGGCAAGCGCTGGTACTAAACGCGCAGATCGCCAACGCCCGCAAATCCTCTGCGCTGCCTTCTGCCTTTGTTTGCGAAGAATGTGATGCTCCGATTCCTGCCGCGCGCCGCGCTGCCGTTCCCGGCGTTGATACATGCGTAAGCTGTCAGCAGATCCGCGAGACGCAAAGTCACCTTTACGCGGGGAAGGCATGACGGAGTTCTCTATTTTGTTCGGCCTGCTGGCGTTGCTGGCAGGTCATTTTATTGCGGCTGATTTGAGCGATTCAGAATTTGCACGCAGACCAGAAAACCAAAATTACGATTAAGGAAATAACATGGAAATTAAAATCGGCTCTGAGTTTGTTATCACCAGCGATAACCTGCAATTCATTCTTAGTACGGTGAAGGTAGGGAAAACAGGAAAAAGCGAAGGCCAAGAGCGTTACGAGGCTATTGGCTATTACCCTACGATTAACCAGCTTGTGAACGGCCTTATTCATCACAGCGTCCGTAATTCCAGTGTTAATAGCATTGCATCATTGGGCGCGGAAATAGGTCGTATTGGTAACCTGTGCCAAGAGGCTTTTGCGGTGTGTGAGGCTCGCAATGCAAATTGATAAGCGCTGCTTAGAAGAGGGCACTATTAATCTGGTATCTGTTTCTGGTGGTAAAGATAGCCTTGCTCAATGGTTATTAGCTCGTGAGGCTGGCGCTGAAGTTTTGGTGGTATTCGCTGATACTGGTCACGAACACCCGCAAACTATGGAATATCTGGATTATCTCGAAAGCAAGTTAGGGCCGATTTGCCGTGTTAAGGCCGATTTCTCTGATCGCATAAAGGGCAAGAGAGAATTCATAGCTAAGCGTTGGCCTGTGACGCTGGTAACTGAGTGCGGATACACTGAGGCGCAAGCCGCCACAATTATCGAACGGGCGCTAAAAACACTTCACCCAACCGGTATTCCATTTCTTGACCTCTGCATGTGGAAAGGGCGTTTCCCTTCCACTAAAGCTCGCTTTTGCACTTTCGAGTTAAAGCATAACCCTATACGTGATCAGATTGTCGTTCCACTACTGGACGAATACGACGAAGTTATTAGTTGGCAAGGTGTTCGTGCTGAAGAATCTTCGGCGCGTGCTGCATTACCTGTTTGGGAAGCCGATGCGGACAATACCCGTGGCCTGAGCATTTACCGTCCGATTCTTGAATGGAAACATGCTGATGTTTTTGCAATGGCGAAACGGCATGGCATCAAACCAAACCCATTGTACGAACAAGGGTGTAGTCGGGTTGGGTGTATGCCGTGTATTCACGCTTGTAAATCTGAGCTGGCCGAGATATTCAGCCGCTGGCCAGAGGAAATTGCCCGTGTAGCGGAATGGGAAAAACTGGTGGCCGCATGTTCGCGCCGCGGCAATTCAATGTTCTTTCCATCGACGCAAGATCCTGCAAAGGCAGAACGCCGGATTGCATGCATTACAGTGGAGTCTCATGGAATTGAAACCTACCGCGATTGGGCCATGACTACACGCGGTGGCCGCCAGTTTGACCTTGTGGCCGCGATGAATGATCGCACAGCCTGCAGCAGTATTTACGCCGGTGTATGCGAGTGAACCAAACACTAACCGCCTACGCTTACCCATGGAACGAACCGCGCCCGGCAGTTGCCGGGCCGGTGAGACCGCTTACCCGTGACGAACACGCTCAGGGGCAAGCTGTTTTAACCAATATCCGCCGCCTGCCGCGCTTCCTCAGTGCCATGTTCCTGACACGTTACACCAACTTGCTCAAGAGCAAAGGGCTGCACGATGCCAACAAATGGCTGGTGTTCCAGTTCGATCGCCGCATCTGGCCACGCCTACAAACTGTCAGCGCTAAAAACGCCATGAATCTTGAGGCGTCGGTACGCTTCTATGCCGAAGTTGATAATTATGCGTCTCTACCCGGCATGAATGACAAAGAATTACGGCGCATGGCTGATCGTGTTGCCGGTCAGCTGATGCAGAATTTCGCAAATTACTGTGACGAGTTTGTGGCAGAAAACGGCGGCGATAAGCTGCTGGACGATGCCACACAATCAGGATTTTATGGCCACATTGCCGGTATGGCGCGCGCCTTCAACATCACCCCGATGCACTGGCGCAAATACCGCAAAGGCAAACTGGATGCCCGGTCAGCGGTTGCCAGTATGTCGCGATTGGTAAATGCCGAATGGTGGGAACGCCAGTTGAAGGCTCAGCGCACGCGCTGGCGCGAGGCGTTGCTGATCGCCGTCGGCAATGTGAACCGTGGGGCGTCGTCATACGCCAGTCGGCAGGCAATCACCGATGTGAAAGCGCGCCGTCAGTCAAATTTTGATTATCTTAACAGCCGCGAGCTTGAGAACGTCGAAACCGGCGAACGCTTCAGCCTCATCGACAAGGTGATGGCAAGTATCTCTAACCCGGAAATTCGTCGTATGGAGTTAATGGCGATGATCGCCGGTGTTGAGCAGGCCGCTGCTATCCGTGGCGATAAAGGGATGTTTATCACCATCACCACCCCATCCAAATATCACCCGACGCGCGCCGTCGGCAAGAACAGCCCGAAGGTGCATTTTAATCACAAATGGGATGAAGAGGCGTACACGCCAAAAGACGGCCAGCGCTACCTTGTGAAGCTGTTTAGCAAGATCCGCACAGCGTTTAAAGATGCGGGCCTGCAGGTCTACGGCGTGCGCGTTGTCGAACCGCACCATGATGCGACGCCGCACTGGCATATGATGCTGTTTACCTCCAAAAAGCAGCGCCAGCAGGTGATCGACATCATGCGCCGTTATGCCATGGCTGAAGATGGGGATGAGCGCGGCGCCGCTAAAAACCGGTTTGACTGCAAGCACCTGAACAAAGGCGGTGCGGCGGGCTATATCGCCAAATACATTGCAAAAAATATCGACGGCTACGCGCTGGACGGCGAGCGCGATCATGAAACCGGCGAGCTGTTGACTGATACGGCGGCCGCCGTCACCGCGTGGGCTTCAACGTGGCGTATCCCTCAATTCCACTTTATCGGCCTGCCGTCGCGCGGCGCATGGCGTGAGTGCCGCAAGATCCGCTCTGTCAGTCTGGCCGATGAGTTTGACGAAACCGTTGAGGCGGTGCGCGCTGCTGCTGATGCCGGTGACTTTGCCGCTTACATTCTGGCCCAGGGCGGCCCTAACGTTGCCCGTGACGATCAGACTGTGCGTGTAGCCCGCCGAGTTGCCGACGAGCGCAACGCCTATGACGAAGAAGTGCAGAAAATCGCGGGGATTTTTGCCCCGCACATCGGCGCCGATCGCGTTTATGAAACCCGCACCACGCAATGGCGCATTGTCGCTAAAGCCGTTGCCGTTGAGCCTTTGACTTTGAAAAGCGCCTCCGGCGCGCCTCGGAGTCCTGTCAATAACTGTGGGTTGGTCGGCAGCGGTGGCGCCGAAAATACGCAGGATGGCGAGCCTGTAGAGGCTGTGGCGGTGATGGAACACCATCCAGACACCCCAATTGATTGGGATGACATGACCGTTGCACGGTCTGTTATGACGCGTTTACAGGCAAATGCCCCGCAGATAAACAGGCAGCAAAGAGGAATTGACCCATATAAGCGTATAGAGCCTGCTGCATCGGCCAGATTGACCACTGCCGAGCGCGATCGCGTATCCAAAATTTACTCAGAGCTGGCACTACACGGCATCGAGCCGACGCGCTGGGAACTTGAGGCACTGGCGCGCGGCGCTAAAGTCAAATTTGGTGATATTTCAATGCACTATCCGGCGGTTAGCGATTGGGCTGGCTTCCAATAATTTCTTGCGCAATTAAATCTGATAGGCATATACTGTATATGCATACAGTAATTAAGCATCGGAGGGAAAGGGTGCAAGCAGTGGATGAAGTGGTTGTTTTAGAAAGAATTGAACTCATCGCCCGTCTGGGGGTTTGTTATGAGAGCCAAGCGAAAGACAAAGACATTGCACTGATATGGATTTCAGAACTGGCGGGGGAGATGAAAACCAGCATTGCCCCTGAAAAAGCAGAAGTGATCAGGCAGCTTGCCGCGATCTCTTAATCCATAGGTGACGTATGAGACGAGATTTAAACTTAGCTGGGGCGTTTATGGAGGCGTTGAACTTCAACGAGAACGGCAAGGGCCGCCGCATAAAAACCGTTGATTTCATTTACGCTGCAAACCGGCTTGGCACACACCTAACGCCTGAAGAGGCGAATTACTACATCAAGCACCAGTCCGGCCACGTTTTCAGGCTGATTGACGAGGGGCGTTATCAGCATAACACATACCTTTATCTGGGCTAAAAATTGTATTATCTCAGACTTGATCTGGCATTGTCACAGCGCAGAGCTTAACCTTACAGGGCAGCTCTGTGCTAGGAGCAAACGTTCAGCTGTTTCTGTCCAGCAGTGGCATCTGGTAAAATTCCTGACTCTTAAAAGACGGGATTGTCAATGAAAGCTATTACTACTCTAATTATTGCTGGCAGCATGTATGTCAGCGTAGCTGAAGCGGCAGAGAGATGCGAGTCCATCGCTTCATCTTTAATCCGTGCGGCAATGATTACACCAACCAGTGCCTACGATTTTCGGCCCTCGGAAAAACAGCTGATCTCCATGTGCAATATTGGAAGTGATGCAGCCGCAAAGGGCGAGAACATAAACGATGCCATTATTGCCAATCTTAATTACCGTAATGAGATGGCAAGGAAAATTTCAGACGGAAATAAGGCTGTACTTGAGCTGGCTGACCTAGCATTTCAGTTAGGCTTTGATACCTACAACAAATAACGGTAGGGATAACCGTGTACAACAGTGTCACCCAGACAGGTGTACCGGGAAAGTGACATCAGCCGCTCTGCACAGCTAAACCCGAGACCTGATTTTGCTTCCCCTAGGCAAACAGGAACTTCAGTCTATATGTTCTGCCTTACCTCTGCCAGAACGCCCACCATGCATGTGGTTCGCTCTGGAGTGCAGCTTTATCCTGAAGCAATTCGGCGCTCACGAACCCCTGAAGCATAGAAACGGAATTTCTTGCGGCATCACGGTAGGAGTCAATAAGGTCACTGGATTTTCTGAGTAGGATAAATTGCGATACTTTTGCCTGAGTATCAAAGGCATAGGCTCGCAATTCTGGCGTAGATGTGAGACTCACAATATTATGCAACCGCATATAATCGGTGTAATCCTCACCGCCTGGGTCGCATGAGTCATAAAGATATTTTTGCATCAGCAATTGCGATGAAGAAAGAAAATCTATATAGCGGTCTGTTTTTTTCTCTATCTCTCGCAGTCGTTGAGCCACTGCTTCTTTCTTGATTTCATGGTGGTGTGTTAATTTTAATGTAATCCAACCGCCAACAATGGTGATTAACGCACCTAGCCCGATTTTAACAGCACTATCAGCTACATCCACCCATTCAACAGACATCTGCTATCCCATATCTTTCTGTGATGATCATGGTTGTCAGTATAAATCCCCGACAGATTCGACAGACAGCACTTTCTGTCCATTACCTAAGTGCTTTTTCCCCGCATCTGGGGATAAACAACTCTGGTGTCCCTGTGACTGTCTCTGCCATGTTGGTTGCACTCGCTCCGTGCAAATCGTGCAGTTTCTAAACATCATATCTTCGCTGCTCGCTCAGAGCGGACAGTCAGATTTGATTGTCCGCTGCGAGGGAATGTTACCAGCCCCAGTCTAAATACCCTATGCATGTATTAGGCGCATGAATGCGCATTATGATCCGGTGTTCTTTTTATCCCCACAGCGCCAGCACTGGCGCGGATCGCGCCGGATCATGCAACTGCATTAAAAGCGACACATAAAGCGTGCAGGCGAGGCGGGGATAGCATTGCGCGCAAGCCGTGTTGAATCCCTCCCAAAAGAGCCGCCAGCGTCCCGTCACGGCGATTTATCGCAATACTTGCATGAGAATGGGGTTTGATGTCGTGGCGCCATGGTGGCGCTTACAGCTCACTGCATAACATTGCCAATCAATGACACCAAAAAATGACATCACAATATTCTTGCGGTGGTGTCATAAAGTGATACTATAAAACCCATGAACAAACGACACCAAAAAACGCTGTCAGATGTGTTTGCCCGGCCTGTCAACGGTTCTATAAAGTGGTCTGATATTGAGGCGCTTTTTACCGCATTAGGGGCGGAGATTCACGAAAGGGAAGGTTCTAGGATCGCGGTGCTGTTGAAAGGTGAAAAAAGAGTCTTTCACCGGCCACACCCCAGACCTACCACTGACAAGGGGGCGGTTAACTCCATTCGGATCTGGTTGGATAGCTTAGGAATAAAACCATGATGAATAACACACTGAAAATTGACGGCCATACGGCCGTCATCAACTTCGACCCAGAAATTGAAATGTTTCGGGGCGAGTTTGTCGGGCTGAACGGCGGCGCCGACTTCTACGCCTACAGCGTGGACGAACTGAAGAAAGAAGGCGCGATCTCACTCGCGGTCTTTCTCGATGAGTGCCAAAAAGACGGAATCGAGCCTTACAAATCGTACAGCGGCAAAGTAACCACCCGTTTGTCGCCAGAACGTCATCAGGCGTTAGCGATAACGGCACAGGCCACCGGGCAGTCAATCAACGAGTTGCTGAATGAAGGCGTTGATTTAGTTATCGAAAAGCATTCTTAATAATTAAGTCGGGATAAAATCCCGACTTATAAATTTTGGAGAAATACTTTAAATGGCTAACCTAGTTTTTGATTGCCCACGATGCGGTGTTAAAAGAGTAACGTTTGCAGTTCGCGGGATTATTCTCGATAGATCTACCGAAAATGATTATGATAGTTATGATTATTTTTGTGAGTGTGGGGTTTGTTACTCTGCAGTTGTTCTAAATGTCCATAGAAATCTAGATATGCTTTCTCAGCGGATGTCAAAGGATGAGATTTTAAAGGAAAAGGGAATGGTGGACCATTTTGTAACTGTAAAGGGTTACTCAACCTTTATAGATTATACGTATAAACGCCCTCCTGAATTTTTACCTCAAGAAATAAACGATGCGTTTATTGAAGGGGCTAAGTGCATGAGTATTGGTTGTTATAATGCTGCGGCAACAATGTTCCGTTTATGTTTGGACTTTGCAACTAAAGAATTATTGCCGAAAAATGATGATGACGGATTAAATCAAAAAATAAGAAGAAGTTTAGGTTTTAGAATGGAATGGTTGTTCAAACGTAATATTTTACCTGAATCATTAAAAGAACTGGCTGAGTGCGTAAAAGATGATGGTAATGATGGTGCTCATCAGGGGATTTTGGATCAGACTGCTGCTTTAGATTTACAGGATTTTGCTGAAACGCTTTTAGAGCGGCTTTATACGGAAAAAGAAAGATTGAGATTGGCAAAGGCAAGAAGAGCAGAAAGACACAAAAAGTGAAATTGAGCCGCCAATCACTGGCGGCTTTTTGCTTATTCAGTCGGTAACTCATACGGCGCGAATCTAATCACCTCTTCCCCGATCCAGTCGTTCACCTCCTTCATGCGCTCTTGCAGCGGCGTTAGCTCGTTGCGCACAAATACCTGAGCGGCCTTTTTCACATCCCCGAAGCCGCCGGTATTGTTCGGGATGATCCCCATCATCTGCGGCGGTACGCGGTGCGCGCTTAGCAGATCGTCACGGCTGGCGTTCTTGATGTTAAAAAAGTCGTCTTTGGTGGCAACCTCGGACAGCGGCAAGATCTTAATGCCGTCCGGCTTGCCGTTCGGGGCGTACATGAACAGATTGCGGAAGTTTCCCAATCCCTTGGTATCGCGCATGGCTTGGCGCATTCTGTCAACGTCGCTGGTACTTTGCGCGGCGTCGGTCATATACAGGATGTAACCGGCGTGCGCCCCGTTCTGGTAATACTTACGGCGGAACAGCGTCGCCGCCTCGTTCAGCCAAGCGGAGTTAAGCGCGCTGAGGTACTCCGGCAGGCCGTACAGTTCCTGATTGATGTCCGGCTCAATCAGGTGAAAAACACTGTCGGTCTTGAAACGGTGCGCCTCTTTCCAGTCCTGCACAAACCAGTACGAGCCGCGATCCACGCCGCGCCGCGTGTACTTGGCCGGGGAGGATTTCAGCTGCAGCGGCGCGCCGAGCCGGTTTTGGCGCTCTTCTAAATAGGCGTTGCCGAACACCAGATAATCCAGCGCATAGCGGCTAAACTCCTGCTGATTTAACAGCCGGTGCGGGATGAACGTAGACGCCAAAATGTTGCGCTTAACGTACATCGGCGAGCTGTGATGCACGGCGGCGCGCACGCTGCGAGCCAGCCCATCGAAGCTGATCGGCGGCTCGTACCACTTGCCATTGGTCGTGCACTCGATGTAATCCAGAATTTCCCGTTTATCCAGCACAGCGGACGGCTCGCCAAAGGTGAACGCCTCAAAATCCTGCTTCTGCTCTGCTGCCGGAGCTGGCGCCGGGGTGGTAAATGCCTTGCGGCCTTTGCGCTTACTCATCAGTAAAACTCCAAAATGTTCGGGCTGCTGTGGCCGCTGCCTGCGGTCAGCGGTTCGTTTAAGAGGGCGTGCATGATTGCCCACGCGACATCGGCGTGGCTGGCTTCTTCGCTGCGGCTGGCGGTGTAGGTGGAGCGCGCGCCGCTGGCGGTCATGGTTTTGCGGATCGCCATAAAGGCGGCGGTGATGTCGGTGTGGCTGGTGTCGTATTCCAGACAGCCGCGCCCGATGGTGTCTTTTGCCTTCAGCACCATGGCGGTTTTGATTTCTGGGGTGTATTTGATCTCCCGCGCGGCCGGGAAGAACTCGCGCACCAACTGGAAAACACCTTGGCCGACGGTGGTCGCATCGATGCCGATGTACTCCACGCAATATTTTTCGGTCAGGTCTTTAATCTTCTGGGCCTGAGCGGCAAAGTTCATGCCCTGCCACTGGTGGCGCTCGAGCACGCGGAACTTGCCCCCGGCCACCATTGGCGGCGCGATCACCGCGCACCCGGCGCTGTCGCCGCCGTTGGCTTCCGATGGGTCGTAGCCGATCCACACCGGGCGATAGCCGAACGGCCGCACGGCGTAAGGGTTGAAGTCTTCCCATTCTTCCAGCGTATCGACCATGCAGCCTTGCAGCTCGGCGAACGGGAATACCGATGCGGTATCGTCCACAAATTCACACATCAGCAGGTTCTGATATTCTGCCGGGCTGTATTCGAGCGACAGCTGATCGAGGTCGAACAGGTTACAGCCGCCGGTCAGCGCATCCTCAACCGTGACAATCTGGCGCCATTGCCCATCACCGCACAGCACGCCTTTTGACAGGTGGCTGTGGCTGAGGTCGAGCTGAACGTGATCGGCTTTACAGCGGCGGCCTTTGTTGAACAGTTCCCCCGACCAGAACGGATAAGCGGAGTGCGCCAGACTCGACGGCGTGGAAAAGTAGGTAGTGCGCCACCGCTTGTGCAGCGACATCCCGCTGGCGACTTTGCGCAGCTCCTGAAACTTCGGTATCCAGAAATACTCATCAAGATACAGATTGCCGGTGTAGCTCTGCGCGGTGCGCACGTTGGTGCCGAGGAACATCAACCGGGCGCCGTTCGGCAGCACCATCGGATCGCCTTTCAGGTCAACCTCGACCAGCCGCGCAAAATCAATGATGTAGTTGCGGAACACATGCGCCTGCGCCTTACTGGCCGACAGGAAAATCTGATTGCGGCCGGTGGTCAGCGCATCGAGCAACGCCTCGCGGGCAAAGAAGAACGTGGCGCCGATCTGGCGCGATTTCAGGATGTTGCGAATACGGTGTTGCAGCCCGGCGCGATACCATCCCATCTGATACTCGAAAGTGGTTTCCGTGAAGATGCTTTGCAGTTTCTCCACGGCGGCCTCGCTGAACACGTTGCGCTCGGCGGGCTTGCGCTCGCCTTTGTTGCGGTTGGCGACGTTCGGGTTTAAGTCCGCCTCGTTGCCGGTCGCCGAATAGCGATTGACCCGCGCCAGCCGTTCAATCTGGCGGCCTAACAGGTCGATTTCTTTGAAGTCTTTCCCCTCCTTGACGTCTTTCATGATGAGCTGAATCAACCGCGCTTCCATGCTTTGCTCCACGCGGGAAATGGGCGCGATGTCGTCCCATTTATCGCGCAGTTTCCAGCTCTGCACGGTCGGCCCCTTGAGGTTCAGCGTTTCCGCAATTTGGCGCACAGAGAAGCCCTGCCAGTAGAGCAAGGCAGCTTGGCGGCGCGGATCGCTGATGATGGTTGTTGCCTGTGTCGTATTCATGCCGCCAAGGCTACGAAAGCGCCGGGCGACTCGCATTAAGCCCTTGTTGTGCCTCAGATCTTCCAACCGCAACGCGTTGAGACGCGGCGCCATTCCTCCGAAACTAGCCCCGAACCCAATCACCACAACCGGAGCCGTTTACATGGCAAAGAAAGTTACTAAGTTTTTCCGCATCGGCGTTGAAGGTGACACCGTTGACGGCCGCGAGATTGGCGCTGCGGATATTCAGCAGATGGCCGCGACCTACAGCCCGAAGGTGTACGGCGCCCGCATCAATATGGAGCACATCAAGGGGATTTTGCCGGACGGCTATTTTCGTCGTTACGGCGGCGTGGTTGAGCTGAAGGCTGAGAAAATCGACGAGCCGGACGAACCGCTGTTGCACGGCAAGTGGGCGCTGTATGCCAGTCTGGCCCCGACCGCCGATCTGGTGTCGATGGTTGGCGCGGGCCAAAAAGTTTTCACCTCGATGGAGATCCGCCGCGATTTCGCCAAAACCGGCAAGGCTTATCTGGTCGGGCTGGCCGTCACCGATGACCCGGCCAGCCTCGGCACTGACATGCTGGAGTTCAGCCGCCGCCACGAGAACGTCGAGTTCTCCGCGCCGCTGGAAGTCCATTTCGATTTTGAGCCGGTCGCTGACCCGGAAGCCTCATTCTCTGCCCGCATCAAAGCGATGTTTAGCCGCAAGCAGGCCACCGATGATGTGCGCTTTGGCGAGATGGAAGGCGCCGTGATGACCGTGGCCGAGCAGTTGCAGGACGCGGACACCCGCTTTACCGAGAAATTCGCTGCACTGAGCGAGCAGGTTGCCGACCTCAAGCAACAGGTAAAAACCGGTAGAGATGCGTTCAGCGCGCTGCAAGCCCAGCTTTCCGCCTCGGAAGATTTCAGCCAGCAGGCCCGCCCGGAGGCCACCGGCGGCAACAGCGCGCAAGACGTGCTGACCGACTGCTAAGGCAGTCACACCCGATAAAACCGAACAAAAATAGGAAGAAAAATGCGCAAGCAAACTCGTTTTAAATTTAATGCTTTTCTGTCTCGCCTCGCCGAACTGAATGGCGTAGCAACCGGCGATCTGGATAAAAAATTCAGCGTTGAGCCGTCCGTCACGCAAACCATCATGACCCGCGTACAGGATTCCTCAACGTTCCTGACCCGCATCAATATCGTGCCGGTTAAGGAAATGAAGGGAGAGAAAGTCGGTTTAGGTGTGAGCGGCTCCATCGCCAGCACCACCGACACCGCCGGCGGCGATGAACGCGAAACGGCCGACTTTGCCTCGCTGGATGCAGAAGGCTATTTCTGCCAGCAGGTGAATTACGATTTCCACATCCGCTACAACACCCTTGACCTGTGGGCCCGTTATCAGGATTTCCAGACCCGTTTACGCGATGCAATTGTTGAACGTCAGGCGCTTGATCGCATCATGATCGGCTTTAACGGTACGCACCGCGCCAAAACCTCCAACCGCGTTAAATTCCCGCTGTTGCAAGACATCGGGCCGGGCTGGTTGCAGAAGTACCGCGAGAATGCGCCGGGCAGCGTGATGAATAAAGTCGTGGCGGAGGACGGCAGCGTGGTGTCTGAAAAAGTCCGCGTGGGCGCCGGTGGCGATTACGCCAACCTCGACGCGCTGGTGATGGATGCCACCAATACCCTGATTGCACCGTGGTATCAGGAAGACCCGGAACTGGTGGTGATCTGCGGTCGCCAGCTGCTGGCCGACAAGTATTTCCCGCTCGTCAATCAGGAACAGCCCAACACCGAAGCGATGGCCGCCGATCTGATTATCAGCCAGAAGCGCATCGGCAACCTGCCCGCCGTGCGTGTGCCGTACTTCCCGGCGGATGCGCTGTTGATCACCCGCATGGATAACCTGTCTATCTACTGGCAGGAGGACACGCACCGCCGCCATATGGTGGAAAACTCGAAGCGTGACCGCATCGAAAACTATGAATCCATCAATGAGGATTATGTGGTGGAGGATTACGCCTGCGGTTGTCTGGTGGAGAACATTAAGCTGTTACCGACGGAACCAAAAAAAGATGAAATCGCCGAGCTGGCCGAGGCCATTGTTAAGGCGGTCAAAGTAGCCGCCGCACCAGCGGAGCCTGCCGCTGATACCGAGGTGAAAGCCCCGGAAGAAGCACCGGCAGAGGACAAAGCGAAAGGCGGTAAATAACCATGACCAGCCCTGCCCGCCGTCACCTTATGCGCCAGTCAGCGGTCGAGGCCGCGCAGCGGGAGAATGACCCGCTGCGCCACGCCAACGGCTATGAACGGATGATGCTTAAACTCAATGAAGATAAGCGAAAGCTCAAACAGGTGCGCTCACAAGAGCGTAAGGCCGAACTCAAGCGCCAACTGCTGCCGGAGTATGCCCCCTGGGTTGCCGGTGTGCTGGCCGAAGGTCGCGGCGCGCAGGACGCCATTCTGATGACGGTCATGATCTGGCGTCTGGATGCCGGGGATATTCCCGGCGCGCTGGACATCGCCCGCTATGCGCTGCGCTACCAGCTGGCGCCGCCGGGCAATTTCGCACGCTCCACGCCATACCTCATCGCAGAAGACGTCGCCGAGTCTGCCACCCGCGCCTTTGAGGCCGGGGAGCCGGTCAACATTGACCATCTCATGCAGACGATGGAACTCACCGACGCAGAAGACATGCCCGACCAAGTGCGCGCCAAGCTGCACAAAATCACCGGATACGTCTTGCGCGCGGCGGGCAGGGCTGAACTGGCATTAAACCACCTTAAGCGTGCGCTGCAGTTGCATAACGGCTGCGGCGTGAAAAAGGACATTGAACGGCTGGAGCGGGCGATACGCGCCGCCGCCAGCCGCTGACAGAACGCGCCCCGCGCCGGGCGGCACGATGGCCGCGACAGGTTTCACCTCGTCAACGCCGTCGTCCACCGCCCCCTATTTTTTGAGGTCACATGAGCATCGTAATTCATAAGGCCCGTCCGGATGCGCCAGCCCCGCGCCCGGAGGATGAGCCGATCGTTAAAAACGTCTTTTTCTGGCCGGACATTGACCCGGCGGACGTGCGCGACGTGATGCGCATTGAAGGCACCATCACCGCCCCGCGCCTGCGGCTGGCAATTAAAAGCGCGATCGCGGAGGTGAACGCCGAATTGTTCACCTTCCGCCGTGACCAGATGGCCGACGGCTATCAGCGGCTTGAGGATGTGCCGGGTGAACAGCTCGACGGAGAAAGCGTGCGGGTGAGCGAATACCGCAATGCCGTTAGCGCGATGACCATGGCGACGCTCTCGGAGCAATACCGCAGTTTCGACACTACCGCCACCGGCGGCCGCAAGGCTGATGTGGTTGAAGCCTCGATCGGCGAGCTGTGGCGTAACGCCCGCAACGCGATCAGTAACGTGGCCGAGCGTAGCCACTGCATCATCGGGCTGCTCTGATGAGAGTCTACGCTCTGCAGGGCGACACCGTTGACGCGATTTGCTGGCGCTACTACGGGCGCACGCAGGGCGTGGTTGAGCAGGTCTATTCGCTAAATGAAGGGCTGGCCGCTGCCGGGGCTATTTTGCCCCACGGCCACCCGGTTGAGCTGCCGGACGTGACCGCCGCGCCGCAGCGTGAAACCGTCAATTTATGGGATTAGAAACATGGAGCGCATCACCTCATTTTTAGCCTACGCGGTAGCGATGTTCCTCGCGTGGATCGGCAAGTATTCACCGCAGGACATCGCCTTTATGGTTGGCGCCGCCGTGGGCGTCGGCACGTTCCTCGTTAACTGGTACTACCGCCGCAAAAGCTACCAGCTGTTGAACAAGTTAGGCGTTAGCCGGAGGGTTTACGATGAACTCAATCGCTAAACGCTGCAGCGTGGCCGCCGTGCTGGCGCTGGCGGTGCTGCTGCCGCAATTCAGCACGCTGCAGATCTCTGAGGCTGGGTTGCGCCTGCTGGCCGATTTTGAAGGTTGCCGCTTATCGCCTTACCAATGCCAAGCGGGCGTCTGGACAAGCGGCATTGGCCACACGGCCGGGGTAAAGCCCGACGCGGTTATCAGCGAGCGCCAAGTTGCCGTTAACCTCGTTGCCGATGTGTATCGCGTGGAGCGCGGCATAGGCCGCTGTATGCCTGTCACGATGCCGCCGCCGGTTTATGACGTGGTGGTGTCCTTTGCCTTTAACGTCGGCGTCACAGCCGCCTGCGGCTCTACGTTGGCCGGTTTCATCAAGCGGCAGGACTGGCGCAGCGCCTGCCTGCAGTTGCCGCGCTGGGTGTTCGTCAACGGCGTCAAATCGCCGGGGCTGGAACGGCGCCGGGCGGTGGAGCTGGCCCACTGCCTGAGCGGTGCCGCGCCATGAGCCGCGCGATCGGGTGGTTTCTGGTGCTGGCGCTGGTCGCCGCCGGTTGGATGAAATGGCAGGTTGTCACGTTGGGTGAGCGGCTGGAAAGCGCCCGGCAGGAAAACGGCCGGATAGCGGCGGCGCTGACGGATACCCGCGCGGCGATCGACACGCTGCAGGCGGCGGCCGGTCGGCTGGCGCAGGAAGAGGAAAAGTTAAGGGACGATCTCGCCGCCGCGCACCGGCTGGCACTGACGCGCGAGCAGAAAATACAGAGGTTACTCAATGAAAATAAGCAATTACGGGACTGGTTTAACACTGCTTTGCCTGCTGACGTTGCCCGGCTGCACCAGCGCCCCGGCTTCACCGGCGCCGCGGATTATCTACGTTGGCTGTCCGAAAGTGAGTCTGTGCCAAATCCCGGCCAGCCGCCCGGCGACTAACGGCGATCTGAGCGCCGATATTCGCCAGCTTGAAAACGCCTTGGCGGCCTGCGCGGTGCAGGTCGAAACGATAAAACAGTGTCAGGAACAACACGATGATGAAACCGCAACAGCTCCGCGCTGAGCTGACAAGCTGCCTGCCGTGGCTACAGCGCAACCCTGAAAATCTGCAAGTGCGGGTAGAGCGCGGCAATGTGGCCGCCACGCTTGCCGCCTCGCTGTCCCATGAGTACCGCTATACGCTTAACCTGCTGTTTTTGGACTACACCGGCGATCTGGATTTAATCATGGTGCCGATTCAGGCATGGCTACGGGAGAACCAGCCGGACATCATGGCAACCGAGGAAAAGCGCCGCACCGGGATCACCTTCGCGAGCGACTTCAACAACAACGGCTCTTACGATTTCAGCGTATCGCTGCAGCTGACCGAGCGTGTAGTGGTCAGCGAACAGAACGGCGCACTACACGTTAAGCACCTGCCGGAGCCGCCGTTACCGGAGGACATCACGCGACCGATGCAGCTCTTTGTTCACGGTAAATTAGTGAGTGAATGGCATGAGCGAGCTTAATCCCTTTGACACCCGGCTTGCCGGGCTGATTGCCAAGCTGTCGCCGCAGTCTCGAAAGTCGCTGGCCGTTGCCGTTTCAAAGCGCCTGCGCGCCGGTCAACAGCAACACATCAAACGCCAGCAGGCGCCGGACGGCACACCCTACGCGCCGCGCAAAACTCGGCTTCGAAACAAAAAGCGCCTGCGCGATCGGGCAATGTTCTCCAAGCTGCGCACGGCCCGTTACCTGAAAGCCCAGGGCAACAGCGATGCGGCCGTGGTTGAGTTTGTCGGGCGTGTGAAACGCATGGTAAACGTTCATCATTACGGCCTGCGCGATCGGCCGACGCCGCACAGCGAGGCGGTAAAATATGAGGCCCGTCCGTTGCTGGGATTTGGGCCGGATGATGTCAAAATCATTGAAAATGCAGTGATAGAGCATTTATCTTTTTAAGTCGTGAAAATAATGGCCTGCTACTATTTTCTATTGTAATGCTTGTCAAGCTCATCAATTACTCTGCTGCTGTAGAAAATTTTGTGTATGCTTTTGGGGTTTTTGGGATCTAGTTTTCTTTCTCTACAGAATTTATCACCTTGCTTTTTCATATCACGCATTAATTCATTGAATTTTGAATTCTTCTTAAAGTCACGATATCTTTTTCTGATTATAGTGCATATTTCATTGTAGGTATGAGGATGGTTTTTCAAAGCGTCCTCTTCTACTATTTGGATTTCTGGTGCATCAGGGTCATCGGTGATTCTTATTTGCATTGCTTCCTCCGATGAGGTTTTAACAAACTTCGTTTCCAATCTAAGTGAAATGCTAAAGTTAGGGTCGTCATCAATGTCATGCTCTTTTTCAATCTTGCCTAAATAGTTTAGAAGATTATCCCTAAATCTATTGTCAACACTAAAGCTTTCCATGTCGCTCAAATGATAAAACGAAACAGGCATTAAATAAAAGTTGTATTTTCTAAAGTCATAATCAAACCAGCTCATTGCCAATGTCATGAAATTTTTTAGTGAGGCGGTACCTATTGACTGTATTTTAGTGCTAAGAGTCATGTCATCATGCACAAAATGGACTGATCCATCCCGGATCTCTATAAGTAACTTTATATTATCAGCTACTAATTTATTTATGACTCCTTGCCCTTCCAATAGTCCTACTGCACGAGTTATGGTGATGGTTTTTGGACTGCCAGAAGGGGATAGTTGAATCTCACCTTTAGATTTCATATAAATGCTATCTTTAGTGTCGTTATTTAACTTGAGAATCTTAGCTTTTAAAATTAGCTCCCAGGCATTTATCATTAAAATAGAGAAGCTTTCTTCGCGAAATTTAAAATCAGGTTTGTTGTATACTTCAATGGCTGCAATACACGCTGTTATTGATTTCTCAACTAAGAGATTATAAAAATACTTGTTTGATGTTTCTTTTTGGCTATGGTGTTTCCTAAAACTTTTTTTGTCAAATCGATCAAATTTTTCAGTTACCATATATCCTTTTTCTGTTTTTTTAATGAAGCTCCCCCATCTTTTTGTTGAATATGTTTTTACTGTAGATAGTCCCCAGTTTGTTTTTTTTGTTACATCAGGCAAAGTGAAGAATTTATTTTCCTTTCTGCATTCCATGAAGAAATCAAAAGCCTTGTCTACTTTTTCTAATTTTTTATCAATAGGAGCAGTCATCTAATATTCCTTTGTATCGGAAAACTATGTTTCGAATGATTCCGTTGCTTATGATTGCAATGGGTGCATAAATTAGAGATTGTTAAATAGTTTACCCTCTGTTGTGCCTAAGATCTTCCAACTTCATCACATTGATGTCGCCTATACGACAATGCATCCTTCCAGCATGAACAATCAACACGACATTTTGCGCCTGCTGCGCAACCTGATCCGCATCGGCACCGTGAGCATCGTTGATCTTGATAACGGCCTGTGCCGCGTCGAAACCGGCGGCAATCTTACCGACTGGCTCAACTGGCTAACCTGTCGCGCCGGGCGTACTCGCAGCTGGTCGGCGCCCTCGGTCGGTGAGCAGGTGCTGATCTTTGCGCTGGGTGGCGAACTCGATACCGCGTTTGTGCTGTGCGGCATTTTCTCCGATGACTTCCCGGCCCCGTCTGCGTCGGCGGATGCGCTGCATATCGCGTTCCCGGATGGCGCAGTCATCGAGTATGAACCGGAAACCGGCGCGCTGAGTGTGTCAGGCATTAAAACCGCTGACGTGCAGGCGTCGGAGTCCATCACCGCCAGCACTAAGGTGGTGATCGTCACTGCTGACAAAATCACGCTCGATGCGCCAGAAGTGGTCTGCACCAACAAACTCACCACCGGCACGCTGGAAGTGCAAAAAGGCGGGGCGATGAGCGGGAACATTGAGCACAGCGGCGGCTCGTTCTCATCCAATGGCGTTGTTGTTGATACGCACACCCACGGCGGCGTCCAGACCGGCGGCGGGAAAACGGGGAAACCAACATGAACAGCGCCAAATATATCGGCATGAACCGAGGCACCGGCCGCACGCTGACGGACATCGAGCATATTCGCCAGTCCGTGGCGGACATCCTGATCACGCCGCAGGGTTCGCGCCCGATGCGCCGGGCTTATGGCTCGTTGCTCTCTGAGCTGCTCGACCAGCCGCAGAACGACGCGCTGCGCCTGCAGATTATGGCCGCCTGCTACAGCGCGATTTTGGCATGGGAGCCTCGCGTCAAGCTGACCGGCATCGCCTTTAATACCACTTTTGACGGCAAGATGGTGATCGACATCACCGGCACCCGCACCGATGCCCCCGGCGCGCTGTCGCTGTCTGTTCCTGTGAGCTGAAACCATGGCAACGATTGACCTTTCACAGCTGCCCGCGCCGATCATCGTTGAGGTGCTGGATTATGAAGACATTTTGGCAGAGCGTAAGGCGACGCTGATTTCGCTTTACCCAGAGGAACAGCGGGAGGCCGTTGCGCGCACGCTGGCGCTAGAGTCGGAGCCGATCGTTAAGCTGTTGCAGGAAAACGCATACCGCGAGGTGATTCTACGCCAGCGCGTCAACGATGCCGCGAAAGCGGTGATGCTGGCGTATTCCACCGGCGAAGACCTCGACCAGCTCGGGGCCAACTTCAACACGCCGCGACTGGTGATCGCTCCTGCGGATGAGAGCACCATTCCGCCGACACCGGCAATCATGGAAGCGGATGAAGATTACCGCCTGCGCCTGCAGGATGCTTTCGAAGGGATGAGTACGGCGGGATCGGCTGGTTCCTATCGTTATCACGCCCGCTCGGCCGATGGCCGGGTAGCTGATGTGACGGCAATCAGCCCATCACCGGCTAACGTGACCGTCACCGTGTTGTCACGGGACGGCGACGGCACCGCCAGCGCTGAGCTGTTGCAGGTTGTCCGCGACGCGCTGAATGATGAGGATGTGCGCCCGGTTGCCGATCGCGTCATCGTGCAATCAGCCAAAATTGCCCCGTATGTTATCGAGGCCGTTTTATACCTGTATTCCGGCCCGGAAGTGGCGCCCATCCTCGACACCGCAAACAAACGGCTACGCGCCTATGTGCAAAATATGCGGCGCCTCGGGCGCAGTATCCGGCGCTCAAGCATGAATGCGGCATTGACCGTTGAAGGTGTCGAACATGTGGAAATCATCAAGCCTGCTGCTGACATCGTGCTGGATAAAACGCAGGCGGGTTACTGCACCGGCGTGAACATTACCCCAGGGCGAGCCGATGACTAACCGTCTATTGCCTGTCGGCTCCTCACCGCTGGAAGTTGCCGCCGCCGCCGCGTGTGCCGAGCTGGAGCGCGTGCCGGTTCCCCTGCGTGATTTGTGGAACCCGAAAACCTGCCCGGTGCATCTGCTGCCCTATCTGGCGTGGGCGTTCTCTGTCGATCGCTGGGATGAGGCGTGGCCGGAGGACGTGAAGCGGGGAGTGGTTTCGGTTGCGTTCTACATTCACCGGCACAAGGGCACCATCGGCGCTGTGCGCCGCGTGGTGGAGCCGCTCGGCTACCTGATCAACGTTATCGAGTGGTTCCATACCGACGGCGCCGATCCGCCCGGTACTTTCCGGCTGGATATCGGCGTGCTGGAAACCGGCATCACCGAGGAAATGTATCAGGAAATGGAGCGCCTGATCGCCGACGCCAAGCCCCTGAGCCGCCACCTGATCGGCCTCAACATTTTGCAGGACATCCCCGGCCGGATTTACACCGGCGCGGCCGCCATTGATGGCGATGTCATTACCGTTTACCCCGGATAAGAGAAAGTCATGAATAAATATAAAGCGATTATTACCACCGCCGGGGCGGCCAAGATTGCCGCCGCCAGCGCGGGCGGCACGCAGTTGAAAATCGTCTCTATGGCCGTCGGCGACGGGAACGGTAAGCTGCCGACGCCAAATCCGGCGCAAACAAAACTCGTCAACGAGAAGTACCGCGCGGCGCTAAACGGGCTGACCATCGATAAGGCGTTGAAAAATCACATTCTGGCCGAGATGATTATTCCGGCGAACGTCGGCGGGTGGTGGTTGCGTGAAATGGGCCTCTATGACGAGGCCGGGACGCTGATTGCCGTCAGCAACATGGCGGAGAGCTACAAGCCGAAGCTGGAAGAGGGCAGCGGCCGCACGCAGACGCTGCGCATGATCCTGATTGTCAGCAGCACCGAGGCGATTCAGGTGATCGCCGGTGGCGACACCGTGCTGGCGACCAAGGATTTTGTGGCTGAGGCGATCGCCGCGCATGAGAAAACCCGAAACCACCCGGACGCAAGCACCACGGCGAAAGGTCTGGTACAGCTGAGCAGCGCAACGACCAGCACCGACGAAACGAAAGCCAGCACGCCCAAAGCGTTAAAAGCGGTCAACGATGCCAGCATGAAAAAGGCCGCCAATCTGTCCGACTTGCCCGACAAGGCCGCCGCGCGTGGCAATCTGGCGCTGGGTGATGCCGCGACGCGCAACGTCGGGGTAGAAGGCGGGCAACTGATGGCCGTCGGCGCGTTTGGTCTGGGGGCGGGCGCGCGGGCTTTCGATAACGCTTATTGCAACACTGCGCAAATTTACCGGCTGAATGCGACCTCTGAGAACAAGCCGCCGATCGCTGGAAATATTGCCGCCGGGGTGCTGAGCCTGCCTTGCGATGCCGCACCCTCAACGGGCTATGTCAGCGTGTCGGGGCTGGGGCATGGTTTTATTGGCCGTTCTAACCGTCCTGAAAATGGGGTGGTATGGTCACGGATTTACACCACCGATTACAAACCAACGGCCGCCGATGTCGGTGCATGGAGTAAAACCGAAGCTGACGGCCGTTTTCTGATGCTGTCTGGCGGCACAGTAAAAAAACTGGCTATTAAGCCCGGCAACGCTGAAACGGATGGGGACTCACTGAGTATTGAGGGAAACCAGCATACGCCGTTGGTCATGAGCCGCCCTTCAGCACAGAGTAATTTATCAATCGGTTTCCAAGTCGCCGGGAAGGCACTGATGCGCCTTGGTATGGGGATCGATGACGAGCTGCATTGGGGCGCTGAAGCTAATCAGGGAGCAAACCCGCGTATTTATACGACGGCTAAGCCGCCTACAGCACAAGAAACCGGTGCACTGACGGATACGCAGGCCGTGCAGAAATACGCGCTGCGTTCTATCAAGGTGAACGGTAAGCCGTTGAGCGGGGACGTCAATCTGTTGGCCGGTGATGTCAACGCATGGAACAAAACCGAAGCCGATGGGCGCTATGTGAAACGGGCGGGCGACACCATGAGCGGGGCGCTTGCGTTGCCGCGCGTGGTTTTCCCCAGCGAAGGCTTGCAGGCCACGAATGCTGACAGTGACATCACACGGCCAGACGGTTTCACGCTTGAACAGCTCGGCGATAAATCAGTCGGCTATCCACTGACTAAAGGCAATCTCGGTAATTTGATGACGTTCAAACTCAACAAATACCGGCATGTCCAATTTGCGATCGGCTCGGGTAATACGGAGTTTTGGCTACGTTCTCCTCGGGAAGATAATCCGGCGACGGCTAAGGCTTGGGCGCAGGTGTACACGACACACTACAAGCCGACGGCCGCTGACGTTGGCGCGCTGACGGATGCGCAGGCCGCGCAGAAATACGCGCTGCGCTCTATCAAGGTGAACGGTAAGCCGTTGTCCGCTGATGTGAATTTGTTGGCCGGTGACGTTAACGCCTGGAATAAAACCGAAGCAGATGGCCGCTATCTGGCGAAGACCGGCGGGCAGTTAACCGGGGCGCTAAAGACCAGCGCGGAGATCCAATCTACCCATATTGATAATTATCGCATGGTCGGCGGCGGGTTCGGTTCCTTCTGGCGCAATGACGGCAACCGGCTTTATCTGCTGCTGACAAACGAAAATGACCAATACGGCACATTCAACGCCCTGCGTCCGTTTTCTGTGGATGTCAGAACCGGCGCCGCCGCTTTTGAGTCGGGTATTCATATCGGCGGTAAATGGCCTGCGATCACCACCTCCAGCGGGACGACGTGGCACCCAGACGGCAACGTTCAAGGCAGTTGCTGGGGCGGCTACCTCAGCAACTGGCTTAATCAAAATATCTCGGCTGCGCAGAACAATGCGCAGAACTGGGCCTATCAGAATCTGGTTCAGGGTGTGCGCATGGCCGGGCGCACGGTTATTGCGGATACCGGCGGGCGCATCGATTTACCGTCGGGCTGTGTTTATACGGGTATGTCCGGCTCAAACTACAACCCCTCAATCTGGGGCGCTTACTCAGCGGTTCAGGTACTGATTAACGGCACATGGGCAACAATTGGAACGGTGTAAAATGCAACACATTAAGAATTTGAAGAGATACACGCCGGAAGAATTATTCCTCGGGGAGAACGTGATTTATCTTCAGGATGATAACGGTATTGACTGGTACGCCGCGCAAAAAATGTTTTCGCCGGACACCGTAAAACTGGCTTATGACGAAAGCGGCATTATCTGCGCGATTAACAGTGATGTGTCGATGCTGTGGCCGATTGGCTTATCGGTTATTGAGCTGAACCCGACGAAACTGCCAAAGTGCTGTCTGGCTAATGGTGAGTGGGTGTTTGACGGTAAGAAGGTGAGCCAGCGCATCTATTCCGCCGAAGAAATGATGGCGAGGGCTGAAGCCAGAAAAAATGAATTGCTGGCGAGCGCGGGTAAGGCTGTTGCGCCGCTGCAGGATGCGGTCGATTTAGGGATGGCGATGGAGGAGGAAATCGTGCAGCTCAAGCTCTGGAAAACTTACCGGGTGCAGTTGAACCGCATCAATCCGCAAAATGCGCCGGACATTGATTGGCCTGTTGCACCCAACGTCTAATAAAAAGCCCGCAGCGATGCGGGGCTTTTATTGTGGTAGTTGACAGAAAATGGTCATGGCACCATGGTTGTTACAACATTGGGAGCGCCAATCAGGATGACGAACAGCAGTATGCTTCCTATTGTAATTGCGGTTGCAATCTCATTTTTCATCGTAATCTCCCCCGGTTGTTTTTAATATTACCCACAAAGGCTAAGGCTTTGCGGTGTAATTGAAACGCATCGTTATCAGCTGCTTTTTCCATTTCAGCAACTATTTGATATAGAACATTTTCTGTGGTGAGTCTTTTTTGGCTGACAAGTATTTCTAAAACGCATTTGCCAAGGATTGTACTTATTTCCTCTAAGCTCTTTATCTCACTATCAGTAAGGTTATTAGTTTTCATAAGGCCTCCAAGCAATGATCTTTCGGATTTGGCCGTTAATCCAGATGTCATTTTTAGAGTCCGCACTCCCGTCCTTATTTTTAAAAGCCCACCGAAGCGGGCAAAGGTTTGTCTCCGGTGTATCAAACGTTACAAAGGGTGTTATGAGGGTTGAGAATCCATATAACTCTTTTAGGTTAGGAATGTTCTGAAATCATGGCAAGTAATTACGAACGGTAAGAAACGAATTTAGAACAAATACTTAAAAAAATGCCCCACGGCGGGGCGAAATTTGGTGATGATAGCTACATGAACTACTGCATGCGACGACTAGAGGCATGTGTCGTCTATTGGCGACACTAATGCAGTTTGGCAGTATGAACAAGCAAAAAATGCTGAAGTGAGAAATCTTAGGAAAAGTGCCATTCGAAAGTCTGCGCTTTCGAACTGATGTCGTTAGCCCCATGAAAAAGCCCGCAGTAATGCGGGCTTTGTGTTTGCGGCTTCCCTGATGTTGCCGCGTCTTTGCCTTTCGACCTTACCCCGCCCGGCTAAAATCCGTCCAATTGATTGCATAGATCAATGCGGCGCTATTGATCGGCGTAAACGATCGTCATTCCTTCAAAAATCCCCAATCCGGCCCGGCCTGTTGTCTGGTCGGCCTTCCAGCACCCACCGCGTGCGGCCCGGCTTGCCGGGCGTCATCATGCCTGCACCTACTCACCACCCGGAGCAAATTAATGGGCGATTATCATCACGGCGTGCGCGTCGTCGAAATCAACGACGGCACCCGCGTTATTTCCACCGTATCGACGGCAATCGTCGGCATGGTCTGCACGGCGGAGGATGCCGACGCAACGGTTTTCCCGCTCGATACCCCGGTACTGATCACCGACGTGCTGGCCGCTTCCGGCAAGGCCGGTAAAAAAGGCACGCTGGCGGCGTCGCTGCGGGCGATCGCCGAACAGGCGAAGCCGGTCACGGTGGTTGTTCGCGTTGCCACCGGCAAAGACGCGGCGGAAACTACCTCCAACATCATCGGCGGCGCGAACGCTGAAGGCCGTTACACCGGCATGAAAGCGCTGTTATCTGCACAGGCTGAGCTGGGCGTTAAGCCGCGCATCCTCGGCGTGCCGGGGCTGGATAATCAGGAGGTCGCGACGGCGCTCGCCGGGATTTGCCAGCAGTTGCGCGCGTTCGGCTATATCAGCGCCCACGGCTGCAAAACCGTGCAGGAGGCGATTAAGTACCGCGACAATTTCAGCCAGCGCGAGCTGATGCTGATCTGGCCGGATTTTGTTAGCTGGAACACTACCGCCAACCAGAGCGACATCGCCTACGCCACCGCCCGCGCGCTGGGCCTGCGTGCCAAAATCGACACGGAAACCGGCTGGCATAAGACGCTTTCAAACGTCGGCGTTAACGGCGTGACCGGCATCACCGCCAGCGTGTTCTGGGATTTGCAGGCGCCCGGCACCGATGCCGACCTGTTAAACCAAGCGTGCGTCACCACGTTGATCCGCAAAGACGGCTTTAAATTCTGGGGTTCCCGCACCTGTTCCGATGATCCGTTGTTCCTGTTCGAGAACTACACCCGCACCGCGCAGGTGCTGGCCGATACCATGGCCGAGGCGCACCTATGGGCCGTTGACCGCCCGGTAACACCTACGCTGGTGCGCGACATGATTGACGGTATCAACGCGAAATTCCGCGAGCTGAAATCCGCCGGGCTGATTATCGACGGTAATTGCTGGTACGACGAAAGCGCCAACACCGTCGAAACCCTGAAGGCGGGCAAGCTGTTTATCGATTACGACTACACGCCGGTGCCACCGCTGGAAGATTTAACCCTGCGCCAGCGCATCACCGATCGCTATCTGGCGACGTTTGCGGCATCCGTGAACCGCTAAAGGAGACGTTAGAACATGGCACTGCCGAAAAAACTGAAATACCTGAACCTGTTCAACGACGGCTACAGCTACATGGGCGTGGTGTCCTCGCTGACGCTGCCGAAGCTCACCCGCAAGCTGGAGAAATACCGGGGCGGCGGCATGAACGGCGCGGCCTCCATCGATATGGGGCTGGACGATGACGCGCTGGCCGTTGAGTGGTCGATGGGCGGCATTGATGAGCTGGTGCTGAAGCAGTGGGGCGCCGTCGATGCCGTGCCGCTGCGCTTTGCCGGTTCCTTCCAGCGTGACGACACCGGCGAGGTGTCCGCTGTGGAAGTGGTGATGCGTGGCCGCCACAAAGAAATCGACTTTGGCGAGTACAAGCAGGGCGAGGATACCGAAACCAAGGTTTCCACAGAGTGTACTTACTTCAAGCTGACCGTTGACGGCAAAGAGCTGATCGAGGTCGATACCGTGAACATGGTCGAAAAGGTCAACGGCGTTGACCGGCTGGCCGAGCATCGCAAGGCGATCGGCCTGTAATTTTTGTGCCAGCCCGCCGGGCTGGCCCTTTTCCCCCTGATTTGAGAGAACACCATGAAAGACGCAAAAGAAAATACCGTTACCCTCGACACCCCGATCCAGCGCGGCGAAACCACTATCGCCGATGTGCAGGTGATTAAACCGAACGCGGGCGCGCTGCGCGGTGTCGGGCTGGCGGCGATCGCCAATGCCGACGTTGACGCGCTGCTGGTTGTGCTGCCGCGTGTGACCGTGCCGAACCTGACCAAAGAAGAATGCGCGCGCCTGGAATTGCCGGATTTGGTGGCGCTGGCCGGGAAAGTGGTCGGTTTTTTGTCGCCGAACTCGGCGGCGTAATCCCCGACGCCCGGCTGGGCGTTGATGACCTGATGGCGGACATCGCGGTGATCTTTCACTGGCCGCCGTCTGAAATGGCCGGAATGACGCTCACGGAGCTGTTGAACTGGCGCCATTTGGCACTGCAACGCAGCGGAGTTAATCACGATGAGTAAAAGCCTGCAGCTACAGGTGCTGCTGAAGGCCGTAGACCAAGCCACTCGCCCGCTAAAGAGTATCCAACAGGCAAGCAAACAGCTTGCCGGTGACATCAAAACCACGCAGCAAACCCTCAAGGCTCTGGACGCGCAAAGCGCCCGGATTGAGGGGTTTCGCAAGGCGCAGGGGCAGCTTGCTGTTACCGGACGGGCCCTGAAAAACGCCAAGGCTGAAGCGGCGGCGCTGGCCGTCCAGTTCAAGGCGACGGAAAAGCCCACGGCGCAGCAAGCGCGCTTGCTGGAGGCATCAAAGCGCGCCGCCGCCGAGCTGCAGACGAAATACAACGGCCTGCGCCAGTCGGTGCAGCGTCAGCGTGACGCGCTCAATGCCGACGGTATCGCCACCCGGAGCCTGAGCGCCGAACAGCGCCGGTTGAAGGCCAGCGCCAGCGAAGTCACGACAGCGCTGGGCCGCCAGCGCGGCGAGCTGGAGCGCCTGAGCAAGAGGCAAGAGCAGGTTAACCGCGTCGGCGCGCGTTACCGGGCCGGGCAATCGGCAACTGCGGCTGTCCGTAATACCAGCGCGGCCGGGCTGGGTATCGCTACCGCCGGGCTGGTCGCTGAAGGGGCGTTTATTGCGCCGGGGGTGCAGTTCGACAGGCAGATGTCAGACACGCAAGCCACACTCGGACTATCGAAGAACGACCAGCAACTGGCCGCTATTCGCCAGCAGGCGCGGGATATTGGCGCCACGACCGCGTTTTCGCCGACGGACGTCGCCCGCACGCAATCCGTATTGGCGAAATCCGGCTTTAACGGCGATGCCATTCTGAAATCGACCGAATCAACGGTAAATCTGGCGCTGGCCTCCGATCTGGACATCGCCGACGCGGCCGACATCATCACCAACATGCAATCGGCGTTTAACATGCCGATAGACGAGATCCAGCGCGTCGCGGACGTGATGACCAAAGGTTTCACCAGCTCGAACAGTAACCTGATGGATTTTGGCGAGGCGATGAAGTACGTCGCGCCGATCGCCGAGGCGGCCGGGGCCAGTATCGAGGACACCACCGCCTTGCTGGGCGTGTTGGCCGATAACGGCATCAAGGGGTCTATGGCTGGTACGGCGGCCAGCGCGATGTTCACGCGGTTACAGGCACCCGTCGGGCAGGCGGCTGATGCGTTGTCAGAATTGGGCGTAAAAACCAAGGACGGCAAAGGGAACATGCTGCCGATCGCGAACATCCTCAAGAAAATTAACGGTTCGTTTAAAACCAACAAGCTCGGCACCGCGCAGCAAGCCGAATACCTGAAAGTCATTTTCGGCGAAGAGGCGATGAAAGGCGCTATCAAGCTGATTGACGCCGCCGGTAACGGCAAGCTGAGCGAAAAACACAATACCGTCACCCAGTCAAAAGGGGCTACGGCCCAGATTGCCCGAGTGAAGGTGGACAACCTCGACGGCGACCTGAAAAACCTGTTTTCGGCGTGGGAAGATGTTCGCATTGAGGTGTTCGACGGCCAGAACTCAGCGCTGCGCAAACTCACGGTTTCCGCCACCGAATGGCTCACCAAGGCGGGGGCATGGGTGAAGGCCAATCCTGAGCTGGTCGGCACGCTGGTGAAAGTCACGGCGGGCGTTACGGCCCTGATCGGTGGCCTCGCTGCGCTGGGCCTTATTGCATGGCCGGTGATGGCCGGGGTCAATATGTTGATCGCCGGGGCCGGGCTGCTGGGAACGGTCTTTACCACCGTCGGCGCCGGGATTGCGGCCGCATTCAGTGTGATCACCCTGCCGGTGGTCGCGGCGGCGGCGGTGATTGCCGGTGTGGCGTTGACTATCCGTAAATACTGGGAGCCTATCAGCGCCTTTTTAACGGGTATCGGCGAGGGCTTCAGCGCCGCTTTCGCGCCGATGCGCGCCGCGCTTGTCCCGCTGGCTGGCGCATTTACGCCGCTGCTGAACATGGTGCGCAACGTCTGGCAGTGGTTCGGCAAGCTGATCGAGCCGGTGAAATCTTCACAGACCGAACTCCAGACGGCCGCGCGCTATGGGCGCATGTTCGGTGAATGGATCGCGGCCGGATTGAGCCTGCCGCTGCAGCTGTTGGGCGGATTGCCCGGCCTGCTGACCGGCATCTGGGGCGTTGCGAGCGGCATTGCAGAGCGTGCCGCCGCCGTCTGGGACACCATCGGCGAGCGTGTTAACGCGGCATGGCTGGCGCTGAGCGCCGCCACGGTTCAGGCATGGGATAGGCTGACCGGCTGGCTTAATGGCAAATGGGAGGGGCTGGTAAACGGCGCTAAAGCGCTGCCGGGGCAGTTCAAAGAAGCCGGGATGAACATGATTAACGGGGTCATTGACGGCATTAGCGAGCGCTGGCAGGCGCTGAAAGACAAGTTTTCAGGCCTCACGGATATGCTGCCTGACTGGATGAAGTTTGGCGACGATGATGCGGAGGTTAACCCGGCGATTTCATACAATCGCCCGGCGCCTGAGCTGATGCCGGGGCCGGGCTATGTGGGGGCATTCGACAAGGGCGGCATCATCCCGCGCGGCCAGTTCGGCATCGTCGGCGAGCGAGGCCCGGAGATTGTCAACGGCCCGGCCAACGTGACCGGGCGCCGGAAAACGGCGGCGCTGTCGGCGGCGATGTTATCGCTGTCAACGCCGGTGATGGCGTCGGCCCCGGCTGCTGCACCTGCCACGGCGCCAGCCCCGATCACGATTAAGGTGTACGGCGCCCCCGGCCAAGACGCGGCCTCCATTGCGCGAGAAGTCTCGCGCCAGCTCGAGGCCGAACGACGCAAACACGCGGCCGCCGCGCGTAGCCGCATGACTTACGGAGATTCATGATGATGTTAACGCTGGGGCTGTTTGTTTTTATGCTGCAGACGCTGCCGTATCAATCCATGAGCCGCAACGCGGAATATCGCTGGCCGAGCAACGGCCGCGTTGGCCTGCGCCCGGCGGCGCAATTTCTGGGGATGGATGAGGAAAAAATCACGCTGTCCGGGGTGCTGCTGCCGGAGATCACCGGCGGCCGCTGGTCACTGCTGACGCTGCAATTGATGGCCGAGCAGGGCCGGGCGTGGCCGCTGATTGAAGGCACCGGCACGATTTACGGCATGTTTGTGATCGAGTCGATTTCTGAAACGCATTCCGAGTTTTTCGCCGACGGTAGCCCGCGCCGCACAGAGTTCACGCTCAACCTGAAGCGGGTCGATGAATCCCTGTCTGCGATGTTTGGCGATCTGCGCCAGCAGGCCGGGGAACTGTACGATAAAGCCGGAGAGATGGCCGGGAAGGCCGCCGGTGCTATGGGAGGATTGTTATCATGATCACCGGCGTAAGCCTGCCAGCCGGGGCGCGAGTTGCGCCGGATTTTTCGCTGTTGCTGCAGGAGAACGACATCACGCAGAACATCCGCAAGCGGCTGATTTCGCTGTCGCTGACGGATAACCGGGGCTTTGAGGCCGACCAACTCGACATCGAGCTGGACGACAGCGACGGACTTATGGCGATGCCTCAGCGCAATGCGGTGCTGTCGCTGGCGCTCGGCTGGCAAGGCTCGCCATTGACGCCAAAGGGCCAGTTTACGGTCGATGAGGTCGAACACCGGGGCGCGCCGGACACGCTGACTATTCGCGCGCGTAGTGCGGATTTTCGCGGCTCGCTGAACACCCGGCGCGATGAGTCCTACCACGACACCACCCTGGGCGACATTGTGCAGAAGGTGGCTGCGCGCAATAAGCTGAAAGCTTCGCTGGCCGCCGGTCTGGGCACCATCAAAATCAGCCATATCGACCAGACGCAGGAGACGGACGCGGCATTTATTACCCGACTTGCAACGCTCAACGGCGCGGTGGCGGCGGTGAAAAATGGCGCTCTGCTGTTGTTGCGACCGGGGAACGGCGCCACGGTAGGCGGGAAGCCGTTGCCGGTGTATACCATCACCCGGCAGGATGGCGATCAGCACAGTTTCAGCATTGCCGATCGGGATGCCTACACCGGCGTGACGGCGAGCTGGCTCAATACCAAACAGCCGAAGCCAAAGAAAGTGAAGCTGCAGCGCAAGCCAAAAGAGCAGCATTTGCGCGCGCTGCAACACCCGAAAGCGAAGCCGGGCAGCAGTAAAAAACCGGGGAAACCGGCGGAGGCGGCGAAAGGCGATTATCTTGTGGGGGCTGACGATAACGTGTTTGCGATCACCAAAATTTACGCCACCAAGGCCGCCGCGATGCGCGCTGCACAGGCCAAATGGGAAAAGCTTCAGCGCGGTGTGGCTGAGTTCTCACTGTCGCTGGCGATGGGCCGGGCCAACATCACCCCGGAAACGCCGGTACGCGTCAGCGGGTTTAAAGCGGCGATCGATGCGCAAGACTGGATAGTGAGCAAAGTCACGCACAATCTCAGCAATAGCGGCTTTACGACGGCGCTGGAGTTTGAGGTTTTGCTGTCGGAGGTTACTTATGACGTGCATGACTTCGCTTTATGAATTTGTAAATTAGATTAAAGCTAATTCAAATCTAGATCACAGAGCGTATTATCGCGGCAACAGTCATTGAAGAGGAATTAATAATGTTCCATTGCCCATTATGCCAGACTGCGGCCCATGCCCGCACCAGCCGTTATCTGAGCCAGCACACGAAAGAACGTTATCACCAGTGCCAAAATATCAACTGCGGCCACACGTTTAAAACGATGGAGACCTATGACAGTGCGATTATGACGCCGGGGCAGGTCAGGGCCGTTCCCCCGCATCCGGTCGGTGCCAGTGTGGCAGGCCAACAACAGGTTATGTGGATGTGACCAGCTGAGAGAAACAAACCCGCTTAATGCGGGTTTTTTATTGGAATGCGTACATTCGGCTGGCAACTATCTTATGTCGGGATGTGCGGATATGGGGGAGACTCAAAAAACAAAGCGACACTTTTGCGACACTGATGTTGATGATAACAAAAAATCCACCCTGATAGGTGGCTTAATTATATGATTTTAAAGCCAAAATTTGGTGGCCCCTGTTGGGTTTGAACCAACGACCAAGCGATTATGAGTCGCCTGCTCTAACCACTGAGCTAAGGGGCCAAGCCGCGAGATTATAGGGAATCCTTAAGCGGCGGTCTACTGTTACTCGCCCGTATGTTGCTTTTCTGCACAGTTCTAGCCTGTTGTAATTGCTGGCGGATTTTGCGATAACCGCAGTAAATCCCTGCAATGGACTCACGACACTCATGGAACTTCTGGCGCCCAATCTGCGGGTGGTGTTTTGCGGCATCAACCCCGGTCTTTCTTCCGCCCATCAGGGCTATCCTTTCGCCAACGGCAGCAATCGCTTCTGGAAGGTGATCCATCAGGCCGGCTTTACCGAGAGCCAGCTGGCGCCGGAGCAGTGGCAGCAGTTGAAGGACAACGGCTGCGGCATTACCGCGCTGGTGGCGCGCCCGACGGTGGCGGCCAGCGAGCTGTCGCGCGACGAGCTGCGTAGCGGCGGTGAGGCGCTGCAAGAGAAGATCCTGCGCTATCAGCCGCGCGCGCTGGCGATTTTGGGCAAGCAGGCGTTCACCACCGCCTTCGGGGTGAAAAATGCGCCCTGGGGCAAGCAGACGCTGACGTTGGGGGAAACCGAGGTGTGGGTATTGCCCAACCCCAGCGGATTGAACCGCGCCACCCTGGAGCAGCTCACCGCCAGCTATCGCGAGCTGTTCCTGGCGCTGCAATGATGCGGCGAGGCGTATTCAGGGCATAAAAAAACCCCGGCAGGCCGGGGTTTTTGTTTTTGGTGCGGCAGCCGGACTTAGTCGTCCAGGAAGCTGCGCAGCACTTCGGAGCGGCTTGGGTGACGCAGCTTGCGCAGCGCCTTGGCTTCGATCTGACGGATACGCTCACGGGTAACGTCAAACTGCTTGCCTACCTCTTCCAGCGTGTGGTCGGTGTTCATGTCGATACCGAAACGCATGCGCAGCACTTTCGCTTCGCGCGCGGTCAGGCCGGCCAGCACGTCGTGGGTGGCGGAACGCAGGCTTTCCGAGGTCGCGGAGTCCAGCGGCAGCTCGAGGGTGGTATCCTCGATGAAGTCGCCCAGATGCGAATCTTCGTCGTCGCCGATCGGCGTCTCCATCGAGATTGGCTCTTTGGCGATCTTCAGCACCTTGCGGATCTTGTCTTCCGGCATCAGCATGCGCTCGGCCAGCTCTTCCGGCGTCGGCTCGCGGCCCATCTCTTGCAGCATCTGGCGCGAAATACGGTTGAGCTTGTTGATGGTCTCAATCATATGCACCGGAATACGGATGGTGCGCGCCTGGTCGGCGATGGAGCGGGTGATAGCCTGACGGATCCACCAGGTGGCGTACGTCGAGAACTTGTAGCCGCGGCGGTATTCGAACTTGTCTACCGCTTTCATCAGGCCGATGTTGCCTTCCTGAATCAGATCCAGGAACTGCAGGCCGCGGTTGGTGTATTTCTTGGCGATGGAAATAACCAGACGCAGGTTGGCCTCAACCATTTCTTTCTTCGCGCGGCGCGCTTTCGCTTCACCGATCGACATGCGACGGTTGATGTCTTTGACCTGCTCGATGGTCAGGCCGGTTTCTTCTTCGATCTGACGCAGTTTCTGCAGGCTGCGCTGCACGTCTTCGGCCACGTCTTTCAGCTTTTCCGACCATGGCTTGGCCATCGCCAGCGCGGCTTCGAACCAGGAATCGCTGGTTTCGTTGCCGGCGAACAGGGTGACGAAGTTTTTCTTCGGCATTTTGCACTGTTCAACGCACAGCTTCATGATGATGCGTTCCTGGGTGCGAACGCGGTCCATCATGGTGCGCATGCTGTTGACCAGGAAGTCGAACTGTTTCGGCACCAGGCGGAACTGTTTGAACACTTCGGACAGCTTCAGGATCTCGTCCGCGGCGCTGGCGTGGCTGCGGCCGTTCTTCTTGATCACCAAGCGCGTCGCTTCATACTGATCGCGCAGCTCGGCGAACTTCTGACGCGCCAGCTCAGGATCGATGCTGTTGTCGTCTTCGGTGTCGTCCTCTTCGGCATCCTCATCTTCTTCGTCGTCGTCTTGCTCTTCGCTCGACAGTTCGGAACCGATGTGGGTGGCGGTTGGGGCGATGTCCTCTTCCGCGTTAGGATCGACGAAGCCGGTGATCAGGTCGGACAGGCGCGCTTCGCCCGCTTCGACGCGATCGTACTGTTCAAGCAGGTAGGTAATGGCTTCCGGGTATTCGGCAACCGAGCACTGCACCTGGTTGATGCCGTCTTCGATGCGCTTGGCGATGTCGATTTCGCCTTCGCGCGTCAGCAGTTCGACGGTACCCATTTCGCGCATGTACATGCGCACCGGGTCGGTGGTGCGGCCGATTTCGGATTCCACGCTGGACAGAACCTGTGCGGCGGCTTCTTCCGCATCTTCGTCCGTGCTGTTCGAGTTTTCGGCGAGCAGCAGGTCATCGGCGTCCGGTGCTTCTTCCATCACCTGGATGCCCATGTCGTTAATCATCTGGATGATGTCTTCGATCTGATCGGAGTCGACGATATCTTCCGGCAGATGGTCATTGACCTCAGCATAGGTCAGATAGCCTTGCTCCTTACCACGGGT